GCACGTAACCATAAAGATAGATCATCTACTTCTTCGCATCGAGTTGTTCATAGTACTCTCCGCTCGATAAAATCACTTCTATCTATTGGAACGAAATTAAATTGCAAGCAATCTAATTTGAACGTGCTGTCAAGGTTGATACGCAAGCGTACTTCACTGACGAAAGGTGAGTTAGAATCGTTAGATCTTACGATTCTATTGCAGGCCGGTAAATATAGTTCAAACAGGGTTAATACAAAACTCGGAACTTCAAGACCACTGCCTCTAGATCCCTTGGTAGAACAAACAAGGCTATTCTATGCGAGAAGTGATGAATTAAAACGCAATTGGTCAGCTCTACGATGTTTTCTGGAACTCATATATGGTCGAGTCCAGTCCGGCGCTTTGATCTTCGCGCCGAAAAATAGAGCAATAATCGGTCAATATATTACGATGGTCGTGACATTCATGCGTTTGGGCGCTTTGAGATTCGGCAAAATAGTGTCTTCTAATGCTAGGCACCTTGCTATGTATGGCAGGCAAGATCCCCTGTCTCCTATCAAATTCGCTTGTACTACTAAAACCGCCGAAACTTGGTTTCTGGCTTCTTCTCTTTCGAGAGGTTTTAGCATTCCAAGCAGATCTCAAGAAGACCAACGCAAAGAAGAAGAGGAAGCGTATATCCGCTTAACTACTCGTACACCTATGCCTTCTGCTACGATGTTAGACCGTTTAGGCAAATTTATAGATGATCAATTTGTCAATAAACAGCCAATAACCCACATCGGCAACTTACCGGTTCCAGGCACAAAAGCTTGTGTGGAACAGTCAGCCGCTAAAGGGGGAGCCTTAATCGCGCTCAAACTCTACGGAGACGAAGCTCGGATCAATGATATTGTGACCCGTATCGAGGCGAACAACGATCGCTTAAGGCAACTACGCAACGCAAAATATTTCTCCGAAGATAGCGATGGAGACGACATAGACGACGACGGGATGACTGCCATTTATAATGAGAACTCACTCCTCCGAGGGGAGGCGTGGGAACTCACTAATAATCTGACAAATCCCGACTATCCATTAGTCGAATCCAAACTATCGGATACTTTCTTGCGAGCAGTTGCTGATAAAACTAAGCGTCATTGTAAACTACTCCCGATAGTAGGTAGTGACGGAAAGATCCGCATCGCCACTATCCATACCGCTTCGGTAGTCTGGCAAGCCCGCGCGATGGTAAGCTGGCTAATGCCTTGGTTGAAGAAATTGACTCAAACCAAAGTTGCACTACGCAACAAAGAACTACATCTCGTCAATAATCACGACCAGCCTGATGACCTGAGATTATTCTCTGCTGACCTTGCGAAGTCGACGGACCCGATTTCAATTGACCTTTCTTTATTCGTCCTAAACCGGATAACAAAACACACCGGTACACCAGATTGGTGGCAGGACGCCTTAGAAAACGTGATTACCGATCACACGATCGCCGGTAGGCCTGGAAAGATCCAGTGCGGCGCGTTAATGGGGCTAGGACCATCTTGGATAGTCCTCTGCCTTCTCAACGCGTTCGCTGCTGCCGATGCCGGTGCACGAGCGAAAGATCACGCAATTTGTGGCGACGACCTGATAGGACTGTGGACCGAGGGTACTATAAGACAGTACCAAGCTAATATCGTGTCACTCGGTCTGGCCAATAATTATAAGAAATCGTATATTTCACGCAAATACGGAGTATTCTGTGAGCGCTTTGTGTACAGAAAGAGCAAGTTGGCTAACTCCGCCGTTGGACCACAAATAGTCCGCATCGGCGAATCCGCAGCCTTAAAGACCATTCAGCAAGAGAAAGGACGATTAGTGGTAGACTCCTTAGTAAAAATTACCAAAGATTCTTCAACCCACAAAATCATCAAGTCCCTCGCCAAACGGACCGCACTGGCTCTATCCCCAGCCTCCAACATCCCAGGTTTACTTACTGAGGGTGGAGGTGGCTCGACAATGCCTATAGATGCTATTAACGTGTTGGTCTACGCTAAATTTGGTCCTATAGGTCAATTCAAAGTCGATGCCGCTCCAGAACTCCGAGATTTCCGAGACGCCTTAAGAACGATGCCTAATTGCACCGGTGGCGTCGAGGCTGAGTCTGTAATTACAGCCGCAAAAGCTCACTTAGAGCTCTTACGTAGGGAACAATATCGAACCCCTGCCTCAGCACGTAAACTAAAATCATTTAAGGAAATCCGCGATGAAATATTTCAAAAGCGTAGGTTTATCTTTAAAACCCTTCAACGCATGTCCGCGACTCAATTTCTCGTATCACTTCTTCGCCCTGATGGTAATTCTTATGTCCGTTCATCGGAAAAGCTTAGGAAAAACTCGCTGAGAGAATTTAGGCTTCATCATTTTGGTGCCGCACTTAGAGAGCTAAGTGCATCTTGGCGCCAAGAAGTTAGTCCTCTATTCGTCGCAGGTCTGTTTAACCGTACTTTCCCGTCATATAAACCCCAGTCGAATCTACGACTTCAGCCCGCACTCTCCGTGTGGGATTCAAAGACAAGTGCTTAGCACAG